AATTAAACAAGGAGAGCACTCCATTAAAATTGAAACATAAGATTAGAAAAGAATTAAAAAGAAGAGGTATTAAAATAAGGAATAAAAAATGAATAAATTACCAACACAATATCAAGAATTCATACATCTGAGCAGATACGCGAGATGGAATGAAGACTTAGGAAGACGAGAGAACTGGCAAGAGACAGTTAATAGATATTTTGATTTCTTTGAAACACACTTAAAAGATAACAATAACTTTAAGCTGACTAAGAAACTACGAACAGAGTTAGAACAAGCTGTTCTTAATTTAGAAATAATGCCAAGCATGAGAGCCTTAATGTCAGCAGGGCCTGCATTAGAAAGAGATAATGTTGCAGGTTTTAATTGTGCTTATGTTGCTGTAGATAATCCTCGTGTGTTTGATGAAACACTTTACATACTCATGTGTGGTACAGGTGTGGGGTTCAGCGTAGAGCGACAGTATATTAATAAACTTCCTGATCTTCCAGAAGAACTACACGATACAGATACCATCATTAAGGTAGCTGATTCAAAGATTGGATGGTCAAAAGCATATAAAGAATTTTTATTTTTATTATACTCAGGGCAAGTACCTAAATGGGACCTAACTAATATTAGACCACATGGCGCAAGATTAAAAACTTTCGGTGGTCGTGCTAGCGGGCCTGATCCATTAGACGATTTACTTAGATTTACTATTAATATTTTTAAAGATGCAGTAGCTAAAGGACAAAAGAAATTAGTATCAATTGACTGTCATGATTTGATGTGTAAAATAGCAGAGGTTGTTGTAGTGGGTGGTGTTAGACGTAGTGCTTTAATCTCACTCAGCAATCTCTCAGATGAAAGAATGCGCGGTGCTAAGTCAGGTTCTTGGTGGGAGCATAGTCAACACAGAGCATTATCGAATAACTCAGTAGCTTATACAGACTCAGCAGAGATGGGTGCATTTATGAAAGAGTGGTTATCTCTATACGAATCTAAGAGTGGTGAGCGTGGTATCTTTAATAGACAAGCTGCTGAAAAACAAGCAGCAAAGAACGGAAGACGAGAAGAATACAAAGACTTCGGTTGTAATCCTTGTAGTGAGATCATATTACGCAACAAACAATTTTGTAATTTAACCGAAGTTGTTATTAAGCCTACTGATACATATCATAATCTACAGAAGAAAGTAAAACTAGCTACAATTTTAGGAACATTTCAGGCAAGCCTAGTTAATTTTAGATACCTAAGTAAAGCATGGCAGAATAATACAATTGAAGAAGCTCTACTTGGTGTATCCTTTACAGGTATAATGGATAACATAACTATGAGTGGTAGAGGGAGCGCTGGTTTATTAGAAGGACAATTAAAAGATTTAAAAGATGTTGCAATAGTAACAAATAAAACATGGGCTAAAAAACTAAAGATTAACCAATCCTCTGCTATTACTTGTGTCAAGCCTAGCGGAACTGTTAGTCAGTTAGTCAATAGTGCTAGTGGTATTCATACTAGGCATAGCCCTTATTATATAAGGACTGTTCGTGCCGATAAAAAAGATCCGTTAGCGCAGTTGATGGTAGACCAGGGAGTATATCACGAAGACGATATAACAAAACCAGAACATACTTATGTATTTTATTTTCCAATTAAAGCGCCACCTAAATCTGTAACAAGAAACGAATTAGATGCTTTAAATCATTTAAAACTTTGGAAGTTTTATCAGGATGAATGGTGTGAACATAAACCATCGTGTACTATTTCTGTTCGTGAACACGAATGGTTAGACGTAGGCTCATGGGTATGGAAAAACTTTGATAATGTATCAGGTATCTCGTTTCTACCTCATACCGATCATTCATATAAGCAAGCACCATATCAAGAAGTAACAGAAGATGAATATAAAGAGTGGCTAACTAAAACTACTAGCTCTATTGATTGGTCTTTAATAACTGAATATGAAAAGGAAGATATGACTGAGAACACTAAAGAATTAGCGTGTACTGCTGGTGCGTGTGAGATTCTATAATGAAAAACACAGAAAAAATTGAAGCTAAATTGCTAACCTTTCAATTAGTTTTAGATGCAAAAGGAAACATCTGGACAGATATTGGTGGGTTGCCAGAACACCAAATTAAAAACTGTTTTAAAAATCGTGAAGATGCCCATGTAATTGAAACCATAGTACGAGAAGGTAAAATAAAATTACAAGCTATTCATCGTTATTTAGAAAATGAAGTTACAGCTATAGAGTATGTAGAATGAAAGAAGAAAAAACAATTGAGTCTAAAATATCAGACATCATAGGATTCTTTATGTCTTTAGATAAAGAAGATAAGATACTAGTGTTTAGAGTTTTAAAAGAAATTATGGAGAAAGAAGAATGAATATAAATGTATATATAGGATACGATAGAAGACAAGATGAAAGTAAAGGTTATCCAGACTTGGTTAATCCGCCTTACTCTGTTGCGAAAGCTTCTATCTTAAAACATTATAAAGGACCTGCTGATCAACTAACTATCCAACCAATTAAATTGAATGATGTAATTGAAGCTGATCTATATAATAGAATCGAAGATCCATTAGCATCTACCGAATTTACTTATAGCAGATTCTTGACACCATACTTAAATAATTATAAAGGAATAGCAGTATTCTGTGATTCCGATTTTCTATGGCAATGTGATATTAGAGAACTCTTAGAGTTTTATAATAAGAAATATTCTATAATGTGTGTCCAACACGAACACATTCCACCAGAGAATACCAAGATGGATGGTTGTAAACAAACACAGTATCCAAGAAAGAATTGGTCAAGTATGATGATGTTTAATTGTGCGCATCCTGACTGTGCAAATTTATCGGTAAAGAATATTAATTTGAAAGAAGCTAAATATTTACATCGTATGGGATGGACAGCAGACATAAACATAGGACATATACCACCAACATATAATTGGTTGGAAGGATGGTATAATGGTAATATAAATCCAAAAGTAATTCACTATACTAGAGGCGGACCCTGGCACGAAACTTGGAAAGGAGACTATCATGAAAATTGGAGAGATGCTTACTATGATTTAGTAGCATCATCTAAAGCAGTTAAAAATTTTGGAGGCGAAGGACCGTTTTAAGATGAGGGTTATGTGGGATAAATTTTATTATAGACCATTACCTGCTTGTATAACTATAAAAGAAAGTGAAATAGATGAGCTAGGTCTTTTTGCTACTCAAGACATAGAAGCAGATTATGACTTTGGTACTTCACATATAAAAGTACCTCCAATAGTAGGATATATAAGAACTCCTATCGGTGGATTCTTAAATCATTCAAAGGAATCAAACACTACTATAATACAACTTAACCAATGGGATGATTATAAAATTTTTAATTTAATTGCAATCCGTAAAATAAATAAAGGCGAAGAAATTCTACTTAATTATGAACACGGAGATAGCAAAGGTATGGTATATAGCGATGCAGAATAAAGAGAAAGAATGGGCAGAAGTAAATCAAATTTTTGAATTAAAATATCAGAAGTGCTACAATTATCGAGACTTTGATGACTTTGAAAAGCAATGGAAAGATATTTTTACAAAGTTTGGATTACACAAAAACTATTTTAATAATAAAGTATTATTAGATATTGGTTGTGGATCAAGACCTGCACTTTCTTACTTCAATTCAAATAACGAGAAGCATTGTATGGAGCCGTTACTTGATGACCTCATGAAAGTAACAAAAAACAAAGATAAAGTTTTCTCTGGAGTAACTCGGTGGCATAAGAAAGAAAACCTACCTGATACAAATATTAGTAAATGGTTCACGGAAGAGGACTACAAATTACATTCAGTACCTTATGAGACTTTAGTACCAGAGCTTAAAAACAAAGTAGATTTTATACTTTGTTGGAATGTATTAGATCACGGTTATGATTGGAAAACAGGCTTGAATAATATACTACTCTATCTAAAGAAGGGGGGTTTATTACTATTAGGAACTGACTTCGAGGCTCATAAGTATCATATTGGTATAGATAATCCAGATGACTTGAAGGAATTAATTAGATATAATTTTGAAGTTACTACAATCTTAGGTGTTAAGAAACAAATATGGGATAGAGATTATATGGTATTAGCGCGGAGATGAAATGATAAATCCAATCCATAAAGAAATAAGCGGAAAGAATATTATATTAGTGGGTAACTCCGTGGAGATTTTAGAATACGAATACGGAGATACTATTGAATCTTACGATGTTGTTGTAAGGTTTGGAAGGGGAGTACCTACACCAGCTAATGAAAAGTCAATTGGAAAACGAACAGATATTTGGGTAACAGGATTGTTAAGAAAGAACTATGCAAAGCATTTTCCTGAAGCTTTTAAATTGTTTAATCGTAATAGAATATATATAAGCAGGCATCTACCAAAAGATAGACTACCAACTTATGAGTATATGGAAATGTTTTCAGACAAGGAACTGCTTGAAATATATAAAGAATGTGGATATGTAGACTGTGATAAGTACGCTAAAAGACCATCAGCAGGCTTCCTAACTCTTCTTTATTTTACTAGAATAGCCAAGGATTGGAAAAGCTTAACACTTATAGGATTTGATTTCTTTGCTAAGACTTATGCAGATAAACCAGGAGTTGCAAAGGTTTCTAGTTGGCATAAACCAGTAGCTACTATTCGCCACAATCCTCATCATACTACTAAAGAAAGAGAGTATGCTTTAAGTTTAGAAGAGTTGAAGGTTATCAAATGGATAAAGCTTTCAGATTTTATAATAGAAGATATATATTCATTTAAACATTCTAAGCGTTAAGATAATAAATCAAAATGCATCAGCGTATCAAATATTAGCCAAACAAATATAATACGAAACATTAGGCGGTATCTTTTAAAATCACTTACTAATGTTCCAAATTCTGCTTCATCTATCTGTATTCGTGCCACTATCCAATTTTAATTTGTTTAGGCTTCTTCTCATCGGGTATAATTCTTTCTAAAGATATATTTAACAGTCCATTATCTAAGACTGCCTCTATCACTTCAACATCTTCAGCTAAACTAAACTCCCGGGTGAAGGAGCGTTGTGCTATTCCTTTATGTAAGCCCACTCCTGGTTTATCTTCTTTAGAAGACTCATAAGAAATTCTTAAAGTATTCTCTTGTACTTCTACCTCAAGATCTTTCTTATCTATACCAGCAAGCGCAACTTCGATAGTATATTTATCTCCGTCTCGTATTACATTATAGGGTGGGTAATTAGGCAACACTTTGGAGCCTGCCGCCATTTGTGCTATTCTTTCAAAGTGGTCATCGAACCCTAAGAACAGCGATGAAAATATAGGATCTCCAAAATCCACTAGCCCATGACGAGCTAGATTTGAGTTTCTTGTTATCATTTTTATCTCCTTATTATAAGCAAGAATTTTAAGACCTATTTAGAATAGATCTCACCAGTGCCTCTTAGAGCCTCATATGAGCGTTCTAAAGGACTTTTACTTTTTAAAGTAAGCTATCGCTTCTTTTACAGTCTTACTGCACCATACGGCTGCATCTTGTAAAAGTGTTGGAAACATGTACCAACATGCTAATACACTACATACTACTAACCATGAAAAGATAGTCATTTCTTACCTCCACCACCGCCAGGTTTTCTAGGAGTATCAGAAGTGTCTGGTCTATCCTTATTACCTTTTGTGATTTTATAAATAGCTATTACTGCAAAGAGGCATACAATACCTACAATTTCTATATCAGTCATAATTTTTTCCTATTTGTTTAAAGTTATTAATAAATCGTAGCACATGTCTGTCTTAACTGAATCAGCTTTCTCTATGTTACAATATTTTTTTAGTAAGGTTGTCCACCATATGTCAGGTTTAACAAGTAAGTGTGCGTTTCTTCCGTCTGATAAAATCTTCTTCGACTTTTGTAATGAAATACTAAGTAAAGCTTTCTTATTAAATTTAGAAACTAAATGTTCTAATACATCTTCTATACACTCAGGTTCTATATGTTCTAAAACATCTGTACATAAAAGATAATCTTCTGGTTCAGGATCATCAGACCATTCAAACATTGCTGGATCATAGTTAGAAACTTCAATCGGAAGAAACCAACCTAAGTTTTCTCCTTTACCGCAACCATAGTCTAAGAGTTTTTCAACATTGTTACAATATAAAAAATTAGCTATGTAAAGAATGTTTCCTCTTGGTCCTGTTCCCCAATCTTCATCCAGTCTATGAATCTCTTGAAGCTCTCTTCGATATGCTTCAGTCAGCAACACAACTACTTCTTTGTCTTATTCATTAGACCAATTGCGCCACGAACACCGAATGAAGCCGCAACAATAACAGAAAAAGTATACTGATACCAAGCAGGCATCGTATCCAAAACTGCAAAGCCTTCTCGTACATAAGGTACAAGACCAGGAATGAAGCACATTATAAGTGGTA